AAATAACATATTTACCACTAAAATACTAACCGCAGAACCCTTAATCCAAGCCTTTATCCTAGATAGCACCACCTCACAGGGTAAACTGGATTCTGGTATTCTAAGTTACTGATTAAAGGAGAATATCATCGCAAAGCAAACCTTCACGACGGGGCAGGTTCTTACCGCAGCCCAAATGCAATCACTTCAGGAAACCGCTATGGGTGGTGGCCCCGCTACCGCTAAAACTGCAAGTTATGTTTTAGTTGCAGCCGATGCAGGTACTACTGTTGCAATGAACGCAGCAGGTGCAACAACAATTACTGTAAATACAGGATTGTTTGCAGCAGGTGATACAGTATTTATTCAGAACTTAGGTGCAGGCGCTTGCACGGTTACTGCTGGCACTGCCACAGTTGCTACCGCAGGAAGTCTGATTCTGCCTCAGAACGATGCAGGTATCTTATACTTTACCAGCGCATCAGCGGCAATATTCTATGATTATATCCAGGCAGGAGCAGTATCCCCATTAACTACCAAGGGTGATCTTTACACCTTCAGCACTAGCGATGCTAGGCTAGCAGTAGGCGCAAATGGCACCACACTCGTAGCGGATAGTGCGGAGGCTACTGGACTTAAGTGGGCAACTGCTTCATCTGGCGGTATGACCTTATTAACCACTCACACATTAAGCGGTTCAACTTCAACAATTTCAGGAATTAGCGGAAGTTACAAATCTTTATTCGGTGTAATTACTGGTGTAACGACAAACGGAAGCGGCACTAACTTAAAAATTGACCCAAATGGAAGCACTTTAATTACTAATACAGTTACTTTAGAAGGTGTCGCCACCACGCCTACTTCTTATCATTATGTTGCAACTTGGTATATGTGTATTAGTGCTAATTTACCTGCTGATAGTGATAATTGTTGGGCATTTACAATAGATAATTATGCTTCAACTACAAAACATAAACCTGTTAAAATGTCTGGTCAATTTGTTAATGCCGCGAGTAATTTATCCGCTATGAATAATGGTGGTGGTATTCGCACCAATTCAGCAATTACATCTTTAGATTTTGTAACACTTTCAGGTGCTTTTACAGCAGGAACAGTCCTACTTTACGGAGTATCATAAAATGAGCAAACCTACAATACAAATCCACAATATTGAAACAGGCGAAATTATTGAAAGAGAAATGAATAATGCCGAGTTAGCAAAATATAATGAAGGCATTGAAGCGGCAGATAATATGAAAGCCGAAGCCGAAGCAAGGGCGCAAGCCAAAGCAGCAGCCGAAGGCAAGTTAGCCGCACTTGGTTTAACTACTGATGATTTAAGGGCTTTAGGTTTATAGCACAATCTTGAGGGATTGTGCCGTTAGCCTAGAAGTAGCCTTGCCTCAGCCTCTGTAATACCTAGCCGATCAAGCAGGGCTGCTTTCTTAGCAGCCTTTGCAGCAGCCTCAGTTATCTCATCAGATTTTACTTGCTCTATTGCTGCATCTATTTCAGCCTGCGTTGGTGCTTTACCTTCTAATACATCCCATTTAATTGTTGAGTAATCATCCTCTTGAAATGAAAACTCTGAATTAGGTTTTAATTTGCGGATTGCTGCTACTAAATAATTATTCATTACGCACCTATTTCCATTAGAATTATTGAAGATTGCCCTCTTTGCCCATCTGTTCCACCTAATTGAAAATTTATACTTTGATTATTAGCGGTTGAATTTGTTTGTGCTACGGTTTTGTATGTACAAGAACTTGTAGTGGCTGGGCTGTCTAAATAAGACATGTGCAATAAGGTTCTTACCTGTGAACTGGTAACACCAACATCATGTAAATTGTTTTGTGTAGTATCAACTGGTCTATAAACTGTACTAAAAGAACCTGACCCAATTTGTCGGTCTAATTTATATCCCATATAAAATCTTCCACTATCAGGACTATTACCAATATAAAAACCTTGTGTGGTCATAACTAAAATTTTTGAATTAGATGCGCTTGGCGTTATTGATGCTGTTAATCCTGTATCGTTATATGAAGTACTAGCAATTGAAACATTTGTTTGATAAATAGATGATACAACTTGTAATACTTTGCCGCCACCCGCAGGTGTTGCCCACTTAAGCCCAGTAGCCTCAGAACTATCCGCTACAAACCTAATTCAAGAACAATCTCAGAGGATTGTGCAATAGGTGATTATTCTAGCGTAAATGGGATTATGCCTAGACAAAGCACAATCGCTAGGACTAGGATCAATTTTACTATGGAACAAATACCGCTAGAAATAATAAAGGAAAAACTCAAGAATAGATACGAAACTCAGGGCTTCTCTGATGCTTTATTTCGTAACGATTTCAACTTACTACTTCGCCTGGGTATTCATCCACAGGTGGCAACTACTGAGGATTTGCAACGGTTAGTTATGACCGTGAAAGCAGCCTCCACTAAAGGAACCTACGCAGCAAGAGTTCGCAGCATTTTTAAGGCTCTGCGCAAAATGGGCGTGATAGATAATATGGCTGATCTTGATCTGCCAGCAGTTCGCAAGGGGCGAGGATTACCGCACCCACTAACGCCAGGTGAGGCTGAACTAGTTATGAGTAAGGCTGATCTACCAATGAGAGATTGGTTTATTATCGGTTGCAAGGCTGGACTTCGAGCGATGGAAGTTGCAAACCTTCGTGGGGTTGATTTAGAAAAAGTTGATGATGGACACATTCTCAGAGTTGCTGGTAAAGGTGGAACTGATCTATCTGTACCAGTAGCCGATGTCGTAGCGCAAACAATTTTAAAGCACGAAACATCAGGAAAAATTTGGGCAGTTACCCCTAATAAATTAACTAAATTGTGTTCTGAGGAAATGAAGCGTTTAGGCATTCCTAAGAAAACCTTTCACGCCTGCCGCCATTACTTTGCAACAAATATGCTTGAGCGATCAAATGGTGATTTATTAGCCGTTAGAGATTTGATGAGGCACTCATCGGTTGCAACCACTCAAGTTTATACGCAACTCGCTAGCGGTAGAACCCGATCTTTAGTGAACCTGTTGTAAATTATGCTGCTATTTGATTTCCCAGATATAACAAAAAGCATTGATGAAGCCGTTGATGCTATTGAGGATTCGGGGTTGATTTAAAGGAGAGAAATGCCAATTAGTTCAAGCCAGGTAACAGTTACCACTAGCCCAACTTTATTAGTTTCAGGCGATGCTGTTGCCGAAGGAGTTTACCTTCACACAAAGCACAAAGTGTATCTTGGCGGATCAGATGTAACTTCAAGCACTGGTTATGAAATGGATAATGGAGATAAATTAACTATTAATAATCACGAATCTCCTATTTATGCTATTGCAGGAACAGGCAGTGGAATAGTGCAAGTGTTAGTTGTTACCAAATGACCGCTAACGAATGGGCCGCGATCTGTGTTGCAGTTGGAACCTTAATTGGATTTTTAGTAACAGGGGTAAGATTCTTAGTGAAAAGTTATCTTTCTGAACTTAAACCCAATGGCGGCAGTAGCGTAAAAGATAAAATTAATGAAATTAACCAGCAAGTTGAACGGCTAGAAGCCAGGGTTGATGAAATTTACAGGTTGTTAATTAAAAGATAGGGGGAGTAAATGAGCCAAAGAAAAAAGTTTATTGAGGTTGCTAGGGCTGAGGTTGGTTACATAGAAGGCCCTAAAGATAATGAAACCAAGTATGGCGCCTTTACTAAAGTTAATTTTGCGCCTTGGTGTGGTTCTTTTGTTATGTGGTGTGCAGCGCAGGTGGGGCTTAAAATTCCTAATGTAGTTTCAACCAAAGCAGGTGCAGATGCTTTTAAAAAAAATAAAAAATGGCAAGATGCTGAGGTGGCTACTGCGCTACCTGGTGATTTGGCCTTCTTTGATTTTCCTGGTGATGGTGTTGAGCGCATCTCCCATATCGGAATAGTAATCCGCGATAATGGTGATGGCACGGTAACTACTGTTGAGGGTAATACGGCAGCCGATAAAAAAGGCGATCAGCGCAACGGAGGCGAGTGTTGCCTCAAGGTTCGTGCCTATAAAAAGAAAAATCGTGGTAAGTTAAAACCATCTTTGCCAGTATTCATCGTAGGATTTGGCAAACCTACATTCAAAGAATAGGAACCTAATGAGTAATTTAATCGCTAAACTAAAAGACCCTAAAACAATTGCTGCTTTTAAATCTTATGCAAGAGCAGTTCTAGCATCAGCCGTAACAATGGCAATTGCTCTCGCTGCTGATCTTGCTCCTCAATATGCAATTTTAATCGGTGGCGTAACTGGCCCTCTTGCAAAATGGGCAGATAAAACAGAGCGCGAATACGGCTTAGGCTCAAAGTAAATTATGAATCGGGGGAAAATTTTAGATGAGGCTAAGAGGCTTACGCACTCTGATAGACAAAATGATTATGGAACGCCTACTATTAACTTTAATCGTATTAGCGCTCTGCTATCTACTTATCTTGAGCGCGAAGTAACACCTGAACAAAGCGCTATGATTTGCGTACTAATCAAAGTTGCAAGATCAATGGAAGCCTACAAAGATGATAACTACATTGATGGCGCTGCTTATTTTGCAATAGCGGGGGAGTTAGCAAATGGTAGAAAGTGATCTAATAGTTATTATTCCAACTAGGGGGCGGCCCGATAATGCTGTTGCCTTAGAGCAAGCATTTGTAGATACAAATACGACGGCTAAAAGAGTTTATGTAGTTGATTTTAGTGATGAGTTAAGAAAAGAATACTCGTATAAATTACCTGTTGAATCTGTAATTATGATTCACAATGAAACTAAAGGGATGGCTTACCCCTTAAATTATATAGCAAGAGAGTTTCTAGGTGAGTTCGATAACTTCGCATTTATGGGAGATGATCACCGCCCAAGAACTGCTAACTGGGATCAGTTATTTGTTGAGGAACTTTATTCAGGCTCAGATATTGTTTATGGAAATGATTTATTCCAAGGCTCAGCCCTGCCAACTGCCGTTGCTATGTCTAGTCAAATTGTAAAAGAGTTACGCGGAATGGTGCCTGATACTCAGCGCCATTTATACCTAGATAATTTCTGGCTAAAACTAGGTCAAGATTTAGGCAAGATTAAATATATGCCTGAAGTAATAATTGAACACTGCCACGCCTTCAATGGCAAGGCACCGATGGATGAGAATTATGCCAGAGTAAATGCTCCTGAACTTTATGCAGCCGATAAAATTGCTTATGATAATTACATCGCAAGTGATCAGTATCAAAGCCTGCTTTCTAAAATCAAATGAAAATCCTGATAACAGGTGATGAAGGTTTTGTAGGTAGAGCATTTCATAAAGCGCTAGATAAGAAAAGTAATGATGTAGTTGGCTTTGATATTAAATCAGGCATTGATGCTCGCAAATTCTTTGCAACCGATGATACTTATTTTGATGTAGTAATTCATCTAGCCGCCGTTGTCGGGGGCCGCGCCACCATCGAAGGGAACCCTTTGGCGGTTGCCACCGACCTTGCGATTGATTCAGACCTTTTTCAATGGGCGCTGAGAACTCGCCCTGGGCGAATAGTTTATTTCTCATCCTCTGCTGCTTATCCAATAATGCTTCAGCGAGCAAGATTTAAAGCCAAGTTAAGTGAGCAAGATATAAATTTAGAACACATTAGAACACCTGATCAAACTTATGGCTGGAGTAAATTAACAGGTGAGATGCTAGCGCAGTACGCTAGAGATGAAGGTTTGAAGGTAACAATCCTTCGCCCATTTTCAGGTTATAGCGGTGAGCAATCTTTAGATTATCCATTCCCATCTTTTATTGCTAGGGCTAGGCAGAAAGTAAATCCTTTTCCTGTTTGGGGAACTGGTAATCAGGTAAGAGATTTTGTACATATTGATGATGTAGTTCAAGCAACTTTTGCAGCCATAATTAATGGCGTTGAAGTTATGAATATCTGCTCTGGTAGGGCAACCTCTTTTATTGAATTAGCGGAAATGATGATGCTTGCTGCTGGTTACTTAGCACCAATACAAAGTAATCCAACTGCGCCAGTTGGCGTTGAGTATCGTGTCGGTAATCCAAGATTTATGAATTTAATATATGAACCCAAGATTTCCTTAGAGCAGGGTATAGCGCAAGCGCTAGCCCAATAAAAAATCCCTACCTCGCCAGCCGTCGGCGGAGGTAGGGATTTTTTTGTGTTTAATTATTTATTAAAGTATCTACACTTCTTTGAACCCTAGTTGTTGCATCATCAACTAAAATTCCATTTCTGTAAATATCGTAAAGATGCGCTTCCTTATTCCAAACTTCAGTGTAATCATTTGATAACCAATCCCACGCTTTATCTTTATTATTTATCATGGTTGATTTCCAAATCTCACCATCGAAATAAGTTACATCACTTGCCTCATCAACAAAATCTAAAGCCAATCTTTGCTTTAAATCTATTGGTGCTTCTTTAAGTATTTCTACTCGGTTATCTGAAAGATTTTTTACAATAAGTAAACCTTCAGCATCGCCAATTTGTCCATCCTTTGTTATGTATATTGCTTTCATTTAGTGCCTTCCTTTTCTATTGAGGAGTTTCCTCAATGCTATAAGTGTATAGATAGATACCAGATTATCAAGCATCTATGCTCCTAACACATTTTTCGCAAACATAACCAACTACGCCTGCTTGAACTATTGTTTTACTTAAAATTAAATCTGAGTTGCAATCTTTTCCGCAGTAAGTTAAATCGCCATTTTGAATATGCGCAAATTTTGCTTTACGCAAATTAACAATTTCAATATCTTTAGAAATTGTAATAACTTTATTCATAATTAGTTACCTGCCTTCCAAGCGTAATCGTGGGCATCCCATTTATGGGCTTCTACTTCTCTTGCAACGCAAGCCTTGATTGCTCCACCAGTTTTTGATTCCCAACCGCAAGAACATTTAACATCCCAAGCATTGTGAATGAAACCTTTGTTGTTACGCATTTTTGAACCATCGTGTAAAACTGCAAACCATTGAATCTTTACTGTTTCTGTTGTAGGTACTAATTTCATTTGGTGCCTTCCTTTTGTGGGCTACCTGGTGTATCCCAATGAGATAAATGTATAGCCATTCGTCTATACGGTCAAGTACTTAACCCAATATATCCTTCGGCGTGTCTATCCCCGCTACCGCCCGCTTAGCCTGGCTCTGATAGCCCAGATTAAGCATCCAAGGGGGAACTGGGCGCAACGGGCGTTGGCGGCTGAGGCAAACCACGCCCAAGGCAAACCAGCCCCCAATAAAGCCCAGGATTGCCCAAGGCAGCGCTCTCCTGCCTTTGCCGACGGCGGCCAACACGGTTAAAACCATCCAAAGGATTCTCACTTGATGTAATCCTTTAAATAATCATTGATAACCTCAGAGGCGGTTTTGCCCTCTGCTGCTGCCTTGCTTCTAACTTTGTTCCAAATTGCATCTGCAATTCTTACTGATCTTTGCGGTTTAATTGGCATTACTCTCCTAATAGTGTTTTTAGATGCGGATTTAGAACTTTCATACTGGTATAGATAGCCCTGCTCATTTCATCAGGATCGCTGCTATTGCTAGCAGTAATTAGAACCTCGGCTGAGGCAAGCATATCCATCTGCATTTCTGTAAATATTGCTTTCATTGCGCCCATAGTTTCACCTCCCTGCCATCAACATATTGGAATGTAAAACATCGCACTTAGGACAAACTAGGCATTGAAACTGCTCGCCATTATCGTATTGATACCAACGACCAACTAAGTTAGCGCTAGGTTTTTCACACATTACACAGTTTTTCATTTTACTTACCTTCCTTTAGGTAACACTTATCCATTGAGCCGAAGCAATAGCCGTCGGCGGTGTAGTTAATATGAGTTGCCAAGAAATAAATCAAGGCCAGCGATAGTAGCCAAAAACTTATCCTGGCTACTTTGCGAAGTTGCAGATACCTTTTAGAGTGTTGCATTAGAATTTTCCTAAACAATCATCTTTCCAAATTTCCCATGCTTTGTTACGGGCTTGATCTAAAGCATCGCTTGTTGGTTTCATTAAATTATTAAATGATTCCATTACTGCATCATATTCTTCTTTGAATTGCGCTTGGATTTTTGCAATTGCCTCATCACGCTTTTTTTCTAAAGCATCAATAACACTATCTCTTGGTGGGCAAAAACTATCTAATGCTTTTACCCAAGCATTATATTCAGATGCAACCATTTCATCTTTTGCTATCCACGCTTTATTTATTCTGCGTGTGCGTGCTGCTTTTTCTGCTGGTGTTAAATCTGTTGCTGTATTCATTTGGTGCCTTCCTTTATTTGGAACCCTGTTGTTCCAATAAGATAAATGTATAGACACTTGACTATCGGGTCAAGTACCTATAAAACTTATATTCGGCGTGTCGCGACACTTTACCCTTCCAATGTCGGTGATCTATGCGACACTTACGCCCACGCCTAATACTGGGCGCTAAAAGGGGGTAAGGAATGGAAATAGCAATAGTTATAGGTGCAGCCCTAGCAGGGCTAACTGGAGCCTACTTTGCAACGCTGGCTAGCAATGGAACGCAAGATTGGGCAGGCCAGGTTAAAAAGGCAGAGCGAAGCCGTGCTGCGATGAAAAAGGCGCTAAGCAAATGAACCAAACTTGGAGTGAAATTTTTAGAATCTTTGTTGGCAACGACGGTTCTTACAATCTCTACTTAGAGGAGCAGGAAGCCTGCGTTAATCTAGTTGAGAACTTGGCAGATGAAATTGATATAACTGATTTTGCCGAAATGAAAAAGGCAAGTAGCGCTGATTTTTCAGATGCCAATGCAGCCGTTCGCCTAGATAACATTCGCAAGAATTTGCCAGATATGGCATTAAAGATTGCAAAGTTATCCGAGCGCGAGTTGCTTGATCTAGCCCAGGAGATAATCCAGGTAGTTCAAGATAAAAATAAAGTTAGATTGGAAATTGTAAAATAAATGGCTAACCCAAATGGTAGGAAAGGTGCTGCTTTTGAAACGGCAGTTCTAAAATTCTTTCGCGCTGCTGGTGTCGTAGCAGAGCGTTTGACCAAGGCGGGCGCTAGAGATGAAGGCGATTTAGTTGTAGTAATTTCAGGTGCCACCTATATTTTAGAACTTAAGAATCGAAAGAAGTTAGACCTGCCTACCTTTTGGGATGAAGCAGTTGCAGAGGCTGAGAATTATTCAAGAGCGCGGAATTTAGATTTTATACCGCCTGCTTATGTAATTGTAAAACGGCGTAATGCTGGCATAAACAAATCCTGGGTAATTCAAGATTTAGATCAATGGCTCTCTAGTAAATGAGTGAAATTGAATCCCTACAAAATTCCCCTAAATTTCCAAATGCGCTCTGCGCAAAATTGGAGGATAAGAATTACTTTTTCCCTGATGGAAAAGTTCAAGAGGCAGAGCGCCTCCCTGACCTGCAAGCAATTTGCAGCGTTTGTTTACATAGAGAGGAATGTGCGGAATACGCTATCAAGGAGAAAATCCCATTTGGCATTTGGGGCGGAACCACTTTAGCAATGCGCAAGAGGTTGTTTAAACAACATTTTGTAATTGTTGAACGCAAAGGTAACGCCAAGTTTGTACGAAAAATGCACGATGAGGGTTCTACTCCCGAACACATAGCATCCTATCTAAGAGTGAATCTGCCTTATGTAAAGGAGATGATTCGCAGATACGAAAAGATGAAAATGAAAGGAGCAATCCAATCAAACCTGAATATAGAAAAGTTACCGCAAGAATTGCGCTCATCATCGGGGTTAGTGCAATGACTTCTTTAGTAATTAGTGCAGTAAATCCTCAAGTGGCAACACCAATTGAGAAAAAACTGCTAATTGAGCAAGTTGATGCTAGGGAACTGGCAAAAGAGTTGCTTGATGCTAAAGATTTTAAATGTTGGGATCAACTAATGACTAAAGAAAGCCATTGGGCAGATCGCAAAAATCCAGTTAGTTCGGCTGAAGGAGTTGGCCAGTTACTAGATGGAACTATGGATAACCTTGGAATGAAACGATCTGAGGCTCCAGCAGCACAAATGATTGCAGCCCTTGCCTATCTTGGGCGGCATTATGGTTCTAGCGGAGCCTGCTCTGCCTGGAAACATTGGCAAAAACACAAATACTGGTAAAAAATAAGGGGGTAATACAGTGAGTGTCGAAATAGAAAAAGGCGTTGTTGATTTTGATAGCAATGCCGTTGCTTGGCTAGAGAATTACAAAAATGCTCTAGCCAAGATCAAAGAATGGCAAGAGGTTGCAGATGTGGCTAGAGCGCACATTGAAAATTCTCTTGGCGATTGTGAAGTTGGTATCTGGCAAAATCGCCCTGTTGTTCGCTGGAGTTTTATTGAAACCAAGCGATTTGATATAAAACGCGCTAAGGAGATTTTGCCTCAGCAGGTTTTAGATACTTTAGAAGTTATTACAAACTCTCGGCGATTCTCTATCGTGGAGGCAGATAATGAGTAGTACAATCATTCCTGAACCATTTACAGATATGCCACCGTTCAATCCAATAACGCCAGAGGAAGGCGACGACGATTTAGAGGATGATGAATAACTTAGTAGCACCCAATAAACCAAGTAAGCAAATGGCGATGGATATTGCAAAAATCATCACCGATGCTGGCACCTGGACACCAAGAAGTAAGCAAACATCTATTGGCCCAAGCGAGATCGGCCACGAATGTTTGCGCCGCCTTGCCTATAAGTTAATTGATATTCCAAAACTAAACGAAGGCAGCAACGGCAATTGGGCTGCTCAAGTTGGAACTGCAATTCATTCTCACTTAGCAGAAATCTTTGCAAAAGTTGAAGGTTTCCAAGTAGAACAAAAAGTTACAATCAGAGGCGGCTTATCAGGCACCATTGATTTATACGATGAAGTTCGCGGTATTGTGATGGATTGGAAAACAACAGGAGCATCAGGATTAAAAGAACGCCGCAGTAGTGGCGCCACCTCGCAACAACAAATTCAAGTTCAACTCTACGGCTACGGCTTAGCCCAGATGGGCGCAGTTGTAAATAAAGTTGCTCTGATCTATCTGCCAACATCAGGTGGAATAGATGATATGCACATTGAACTCTATGATTATGATGAACAAATTGCTCTGGCGGCCCTTGAGCGATTAGATAATTTATATGCGCTGCTCACTTCAATAGATGTTGAGCAGTTTCCGTCAATGTGGGCAGTAATTCCCAAGGTGAGCAGCCGCCTTTGTAATTACTGCCCATATTTCCAACCATTTAGTAAAGATGAATCAGTGGCTTGCGCTGGAGATACATTATGAGCCTTGATGAAGCAACAATAAATGATTTAAAAAAGTTGAAGGAGGAATTAGAATCAAATCTAATTCATCAACAACAAATGCAACACCCAATTAAAACAACAAACCAAATAGAAAGCGGGGAATGAGAATGACCTTCTCAGCACCATCAATGAATGAAAGCGGCCCAAAGGTTGCTGATCTCGCAGGACAATTACTAATCATTACTCCAACTGAGTATAAAACAGGCATCAAAACAATACACGGCGATGCTGAAGCGGTTGAGGTATCTTTAGTTAATTTAGATACGAATAAAAGTTATGAAAGTGTTTTATTCTTTAATGTTGCGCTGCGCTCCGCACTTAAACAAAAGATTGGTCAAAAGGTTCTAGCCCGCATCGGGCAGGGAACTGCAAAGCCAGGTAAATCTGCTCCTTGGATTTTATTAGATGCAACTACTGATGCTGCTGCTTTAGCAAAAGCAAATGCCTTTTTAGCATCAACGCCTGCGCCAACTGCCACTGCGCCAGCAGCGGCGGTGCCTGCGGCGAATGGCACCATTACACCTGAAGTTGCAGCCCTACTTGCTCAACTCGGAGCAACAAAAGCATAAATAATTCTTGGCGGTTTTAACCTTCCTTTTAACTGCCAAGATAGCAAGTACCTGGGGTTCTTTTCAGGGGGTTTATGAAAAGAGTTGGTTCGATTCCAACACTTGCACTAACAATTAC